CCCAGCCAATCAATTATTGGAATCTGATAAGACAATATACTATGAAAGGGCAGCTTTCAGTATTGACATTCCAACTGTTTATGAAACGGTTGAAGGCAATAAGTTGAATCTTTCTATTGTTGGGGTCAGAGCCTATAATCAAATGAATCTCTATTCAAAGAAAGTTCCAGAGTTATTTAGATTGGCAATAGGCTTTAAGAATCAAGTGTGCTGCAATATGTGCATCTTTACTAATGGTTATAAGGATGATTTAAGGGTGAGCAATACAAGTGAACTTTATCGTGCTGCATTGGAACTGTTCAACAGCTATAATCCTGCCAAACACCTACATTTAATGCAGTCACTTGGCAACACTTCAATGAGTGAACACCAGTTTTGCCAAATATTAGGTAAGATGAGACTTTATCAGTGTTTGCCCAATGGCTATCAAAAGAGACTGCCAAGAATGTTGCTAACTGATACGCAGATTAACAGTGTTGCAAAAGCCTATATTAATGATGAGAACTTTGGCAGCTTTGGAAATGACTTGAATATGTGGAAGTTCTATAATTTACTGACTGGTGCAAATAAATCAAGTTACATTGATTCATTTTTAGACCGTTCTTTGAACGCTACAGAAATGGCAGTTGGAATAAATTCCGCTTTGCATGGAGATGAAACCTATAAATGGTTCATAGACTAATTAATTATCATAAGGGCATCTATTTATTTAGGTGTCCTTTCACTTTAAAATACTACAGAATTATGAATGATGCAAAATTGATGAGCATTACAATAGCAATTATTCTTTTACTAATAGTAATTGGCATTGTTTGCCCTCTTTTATTGGTGGCTATTATAATGGTGACTATCTATATTCTAACATAACAATCACTAATATTGAAAGTGAATGTTCTATTGTTATCCAAGCATTTAGCTATGATGGGTAATGATGGGACATTCACTTTTATTGTTTAATCCTCAAAAATGAACATTATGAGCTTGAAATACAGTAATACAACGGCTGATTTTCTGGAATGGGAAGAAGCCATGAATTTGATAAGAAAGCTATTCAAGGATAAAAATTACTCTATGAGTTTACTAATTGCCTTGGGTTGCTTCTTTGGTTTAAGGATAAGTGATATTCTTTCTTTAAGATGGAATCAGATACTTAACGTTAATGAGTTTACCATCATTGAACATAAGACAGGAAAGAAAAGAACTATACGTATTAATGCACAATTAAAGAGACATATTACAGACTGTTATAAGGCTATAAATCCTATTGGAATTAATGCGCCTATATTAATCAGCCAAAAAGGGACAATATTTACTATTCAAAGAATAAATATCATTCTGAAAGAACTAAAGAATAAATATAAGCTTCATATTGATAACTTTAGTTGTCATTCACTTAGAAAGACTTTTGGCAGACAGGTTTATAATATGAATAGTGATAATTCTGAACTTGCTTTAGTTAAGTTGATGGAGTTATTTAATCATTCCAGTGTCAGCATTACTAAAAGATACTTGGGATTGAGACAAGAGGAAATTTTGCAGACTTATGACTGTTTGAGTTTCTAATCTTACATATAGGGCGTGACAAAATTTGAAGTTTCTGTTATTACTATACCACCTACAGAGATAGAGAATTTTGTCCCGTTCTGAAAAGGATATGGATTCTCAAAAACAGTAATGTAAGAAAATCTAACATAGAATGGATATATATAAATCTGCTATATCATACATACAACAAAAAGAGGATGCAATAATATAGCTAATTCAATGTTGGTGTAAGCGTAAGAAAAAGTCCCGTAAAAAATGCGGCAACCATGTTTGTAATTTATGATGGGTACTTTTTTAGGGAAGAAATACTTTTATAGACCCCATTCAAAAAAAGTACCTAATATATCATTGACTATTAAATACATACGATTACGGACTTATAAACAAGTTCCAGATATGACTAATAACCTATTAAAAAGAAAATGATTCAAATATAACTGTAACTTATGGCAGGTAGAATTTTTCAGCATTTTGCTCTTATATGGCGACTTCTGATTTCTATACCTACTTGAAGTTATGAAGAAGAACTGCTCACCAAGTGATTTAATAAACAATAGTTCTTGCTAATCAAACGTAATTTAGTAACTTTGCACCAATTTCAGACACCTAATGAGTTAAGGACTGGAAGGACATATTTAGTTAACAAAGAGCGTTTTACATATTATCCCAAGTTGAAATCTGGACAATTTCAAAGAATGAGGATGATAAGCAAGAACGCTCACGTCAATGTTATATACCTATTCTTACAAGGATAGTCTATATATCGTTTGGCGTGGGCTATTGTTTATTACTCATTCTTGGGCAGTCCAGAGCCTCAACTTGGTAATAGCAATAGTTCCCACGCTTCTTTTATTATATAATGGTCAATAGGGAACATTGGCTATAATACAGGCAAACGAAACAGAAAGTATATCTACCTATTAATAAGTGTGCAGCTTCTTGTTGTGTTCCTCACACTTATCCAGAACTTATTTACTAATGCTATCTATTGGGAACATAGAGGCACAAATAGATTATATCAATATGAAAACATTTAGATTTATTGGAATGGCTTTAATAGCCATAGTAATGTGCGTGAACTTCACTTCTTGTAGTGATGATGACAACGAGGATTCAAACGTAAGCAAACTGATTGGTACTTGGTATGAAGTAAATTCAGAAGAGGAACAAATTTGCTTTACTTTCAATTCTGATGGGTCTGCTTATACTTGGGTTAATACCTATGGTGAACCACAAGAAAAATATAAAATCTCATGGAGTGCTACAGAAACGCAAATCACTATTGTATATGGCGGCAAAGATGGGACAGAGACTGATAACTATTCATTTGACAAAACAGGAAATCTTGTCTTAGGCGATTATCTATTCTCTCGAAATAAATAGAACACCATAAACCAACAAAAGCCAACCTATCTAATTAAGGATAAGTTGGCTTTTTTCAGTTCTAAATCTATAATAATAACTTTTTATGAGTGAAAGTTCTTTGGTTAATCCAGACATTCCCATCAATTATAGAAATTTCCGATATACGATTATATACATAGATATGAAGGACACAAAGCAAAAGAACAGATTTTTGAACAGGTAGATTTTTGAACAATAATAGCTTTATATGCCCACTACTATTTTTAATACCGCTATGGAATATCAAATAAGAGATACTCCTTATGACGGATTTTGGGATGATTGAAAGACTGTACTACAACATTATCTACCATATCATTAGATAGATAAAAAAGTGAATATAGCAATCTCCACCATGAAAGATTATAATTGCGAAATTAAGCATTAACAGTCCCATTTCTGAAAACATCAAATGGTTACAACTCCTTCAATAAAATTACACTTAGAAGTAGAGCAAAGGACTTTTTTTACGATTGATACAGTAACGGCTACAGATTCATTAAAACAGGCATGAGATAAGCATTTTAGCTATTCATTCTTTAAATAAGTGTTAAAACGAAGTAGAGCAAAGGACTTTTTTGTTGCAAGTTAAAATAATATGTCTACCTTTGCACCGTCTTAAACCAAGAGACAGTTTACTAATGATTAAAACAAGATATTATTAACTTAACAGCTTGTGTAAACCCAGAGGTAAACCAGTAGCTTAGAGAACGAAAACTCAACGAATAAGAGAGGAACTAAAGTGCTGTAGCTCAGTTGGTAGCTTGCGAAGGCGAAGCCTTTGGAAGCCTTGGAGCGAAAGGACTGAAAATCCTTGTGTCCCCGGTTCGATTCCTGGTGGCACCACTCGTAAGCAAAGTATCGGAATGTAGCGCAGTTGGTAGCGCACTACGTTCGGGACGTAGGGGTCGGGCGTTCGAGTCGCCTCATTCCGACACAAAGAAGAATAAGCCGCTGTATTACAGTGGCTTATGTCGTTTTTAGGCAAACAGCCGGGACGAAAACGGGACGGCGATTATTAACGTATTTGTTTTTGCTGAAGGGCGAAAACAAATAAAAAAAAATGCCATCACTCAAAGAAATACAAGGTTTCACGCCACCAGTACTTCACACTGGAAAAGATTGGTACATCGACTTTTACGCATTTAATCCGGTACATGGTGAAATGCGTCGTAAGAAAATCAAGCTAAATTTTATTGAGAAAATAACCGAGCGTCGTAAGTACGCAAAGGATTACATGAATCGACTTTCCGAGAAGCTATCAGTCGGATGGAACCCGTGGATCGAGCAGGAATCCAGCAACGCATACATGCTATTTAAAGATGTAATCAGTAAGTATCGCACCTTTATGAATAAGATGCTGAAGGACGGTCGTTACAGACAAGAAACGCTCAAATCATACAGCTCCTACCTGCACAACATGGAATTGTTCAATGAGCAAAAGAAAGTTCCCATCACCTATATATATCAGTTCGACAAAGATTTCTGCGTAATGCTCCTGGATGAAGTCTATATAACCCGCGATAATACAGCTTTTACCCGTGATAACTACCTTGGATTCCTGAAGTCTTTTTCCTCTTTTTGTTTAAATCATAATTACCTCACAAAGAATCCCACCGATGGCATTAGCAGTCTTGGCCGGAAAGGAAAAAAGAAAATCAGAGGTGTATTATCAGAGGATTTATTGATAAAGGTTAGCGATTACCTGAAGGAACAGAACCCACATTTTTTGCTGGCCAGCTATATCTTATACTACTGTTTCATTCGCCCGGCAGAAATGACAAAGCTAAAGCTCTCTAATATCAGCTTGGAGAGACAAACTATATTTGTTCAGGACACAATATCGAAAAACAAAAAAGATGGAACTATCACTTTGCCTGCAAAGGTGATTCATCTAATGCTTGATCTCAAGATATTCGACCACCCGCATGATTACTACCTGTTTTCTGATGGCATGAAGCCCGGTAAAGTGGAACGCTCAGAAAAGATGTTCCGCGATTGGTGGGCACGCCATGTCCGGAAGGACCTCAAACTACCCGATAAGTATAAATTCTACTCATTAAAAGATACCGGCATTACGAACATGCTCCGGCATTACGATGTATTGAGTGTGCGTGATCAAGCACGACATAGCAGTATTCTGATGACCGATATCTACACGCCACATGATATCCAAGAAGCTAACAGTCTAATTAAAAACTATCAAGGCGATTTTTAAAGCAAAAGCCCTGACCGTCACCAGCCAGGGCCAACACCTATCAATAAAATAATAAGCATTACTTCTACAACCACAAAGATACTACTCCTCTACCATTGCCACAAGTTAAAAGTAACTCCAGCACCAACATACCAACCGGTAGGATAACCATAGCCAGCTTGTAAGCCAATTCCCCACCTTTTCCGCTTCACTTTTTCTTTCAGGTAAAAGCCCTTTGAGAAGATATGAAAACTATCCAACTCAGCCCTATACCCCGATACCCAGGCTTCAAAATCCACCTCTTTGTAATGCTTCTGAGTAATAGGAATAACCACCTCTGCGCTATCTCTCACTGTACTGTCCAGCGCTTTCTCTAAGGTTGTATCTGGTAATACAGGCAGTTTCACCACCTTAGAACTGATAATGACACTATCGCGAGGTATCACTGTATCATATCGAATGGTATCATAAAAAGGTATTGTGTCATAATATGGCAAATTATGCACCTTCTCATCACCACAGCGGTAAAACAAACCTATTGCCAGGAGCACAACCAATATCCACGGTAACGTTTTCATAGCAACTCCCATCCCTTATATATATCCTCCATCACGGCCGGAATGCCATTTTCCACCTGCGAAATTGCAGCAGCAAAAGCACACATGGCAGCCTTATCATTGATGTCAGGAATATAGCTATTAGGTACCTGCATTTCCCTACATACCCGGTTGATATAACCGGATGTATTATTCTCCACTACCGGCGCCCATCGGTTGATGAAATCCGCTATCGTCCGACATCCCCATTTAAGACGGTAATTCTGGAGCGTGCGAATTAATGCGCGGTAGCCCCATTTCATCTCTTTAAACTGGAAGAATGACTTATCTTCCTGTTTCTCTCTCAACCCTTGCCACTTATCCTTTGTGATTCGGATGTTGCCGGGATTACAATTTCTTAATCCTCTTGGTAAACTCATTCCTTGTCCTCCTCTTTTATAAAACCTATTTTACGACGTGGCGGAATACGCCTGTGACACTCATTGTCCGGCATTTCACACCTATTATATTCAGCATCCTTTAGCTGAAGCTCGATACCATGTCTCTTATGAATTTCCTCCAGCTTTGCCTGTTGCTCATGCCTGAGTTCGATATAAAGAGCATCAATCTTTGCATCACGTTGAGCGATACGCTCTTCCAGCCAGGCAATCTGTTTACGTTCGTTTTCATTTTCTGCAGCATCAGCAGCAGCATCTTCTTTGCGAGCATTTGTTTTCCTATTTACATAAAAGTTCACTACCCACTTGATAGCTTCCAGCCCGCCTAAAGCTCCTATCAGAGCCAATAATTCATTTATGCCCATACCTTAAACAGTAACTACTACAAAATCACTATCAGCAATCCACCGATAAACATCATTATACATCTCAGAGCGTATGACCGAGCTTCCAAACTCCATTCGGCCAGGATCATCAACAACAACCGGTTCATATACGCCAGCAGCATTTGCTTTAAGTATTGGCGATATCTTACATCTAAATTTAGCCCAATTCAGCAGCACCCTCGTCCTTGGCATGTCATAAACATCAATGATTAAGCCCGGACACTCTGCCGGATCAGGCAAGTTAACATAGATATCCACACCTACTGTCTGAAGATATGTGCCATATTCCAAATTCAAATCATATTCATCCGGATAATCTTCAGGGTTTTCGATTTTGTCTATTATTGCATTTATCTCTTCTGAAAGCCTTCGCCACACAATAATTTCCCGTGTCTTACGATACGTTTGCCCAAACTTGTCCCAATAAGTTGTCCCCTTAGCCAAGCTACCACTACCATCCTTTGCATCAAGAGCAAATATTATCTCATTATCAGCCAATGCGAAAATACCGGATCTCTCCACTCCATCGATGGTAATGCACTTATCTCCCTGGACTATGCCGGTCAAAATCGGTTCCTCGGCTGTCCCGGTATTCTTTCCCGTAAACAGTTTCGGAGATATCATATACTCGCTACCTATCTGCACTTTGTTCGTGTCCCAGCCTACAAGCCAATCTGGTACATTTGACATAACTTTAGAGATCGAGCCACTGGTCACTAAGACATTAGTCGGGATCACTTTATACACGTTAACCAAAACACTATCATATTCAAACGACCTATCAAGTGAGATATCTACAGAAGCGGTTGGCACTTCTGGAACATTCCAAGAAATAACCTCAGAGCCATTTTTCAGATAAGTAACAATCCAATTGTCTTCAGAATATTCCTCTTTGGTATTTCCACTAATACGGTAAAGTTTAGCGGTAAGAGTATTACCGCCAATTGGATTAGAATGAATATCACACGGAATATTTTGAAATTGAATTCCATTCATATAGAACTCTATCGCGAACATTACCGCATCCTGACCAGCAGCACCATCAAAACCCCGGAAGCGGCTCCATGTATAATCTGCGGGATCATTACTCTCTATTGCCGTATCCTTATTAACCGCAATACCGATATACTTAGTCGAATCTGTCGGAATCTGATACATATCACTGCCGTCTGCATTGTCAGAATAAGCTATCCATGTATAGGTAGTCTTGCCATCAGTACCGGGTGCACCTGGAACACCATCCGTCCCGTCTTGACCATCAAAACCTCGGAAGCGGCTCCAAGTATAATCAGAAGCCGTATTACTCTCTGTTGCGGTTTCCTTATTGTATGCAAGACCGATGAAAGTCTTGCCGGTTGGATCATTGCTTATCCCGGCTCCGTTCACATCATCAGCGTACTTTATCCAGGTATAATAAACCTTTCCATCTTTACCGGGAGTTCCGGGAACACCTTGGGGGCCTGTGTCGCCTTTTATCCCCTTTATCCTGATAGGAGTCCCCCAACTACCGGAAGATGAGCTTTCTGCGACCTTCTGAGACATCCAAACAACTGTGCTCGTTGCGTCAGTATGCCAGCCGTTCGAGGTGCCGTTTCCTGTAGGTTTTCCCGGTTGGGATTCACTGTCGTGATAGGTTATATAAACCGATAGGCCATCACTACCGGCAGCACCGGTGGCACCATCATTGCCATCTGTCACCATCAAAGCCCAGGCAGTACCATTATAGATGTATACCCGTCCGTTATCAGTATCACGATATACCCAGTTCTTTAGCGGGTTGATCGGAGGCGTAGATAGATCACCTTTCCAAACTATATCCAGTCCGTCAGCACCGTCCTTACCATTAGCTCCATCCACACCGTCAATAGTCATTTGATACCATGTACCGTCCTGATAGACATAGCTCTTACCATCAGTCGTATTCTTATATGCCCAACCATTCTGAGGATTAGAAGGATGAGAAACATAGCTACCCTTCCATACTATTGACGTGCCATCCTTACCATTAATACCATCGGCACCATTGGTACCATCACCCCCCTTTTCACCAGTATCTCCTTTATCTCCCTTGTCGCCCTTTTCACCTCTAAGATTCTCTTTGACTTCATCTGAAAGGTTATCCCACTTTAAGATAACATCTCCCATCGTGCACACATACTTTTTCTTGTCTGCATCCCATGCCCACGAGATCGCGCCACCGGCAAGTTTGCCGGACTTATCAGCATTAAACTTGGCGGAGCCGTCACCAAATTCCGCTGATCCGTCAGGATGTATACAGTAAACCGTATGACCGCTAGCGTCCGTGCCCTTTATCATGCCATTTTCGCAGTAAAATCCACGGGCACCATCTCCACCGGGAATATCGCCGCCAAGACGGGTTTTAACTTTACCAGTCCAGTCCTTACTATCAATGTCGAACATAATATCAATCGCAGGCTGGCCACTCTCATCAGCATGGATATAGATAGCAGACTGCCTGTTCTTATTCACTGAGTTGCCGAACTGCACGACATCATTTCCAACCTCCGGAGGATTGATCACAATTCCTTCAGCATCCTTATCAAACTCTGAAATCGGCACATGGATCACATTATCCACAACGGAAGATATCTCCACGTGATAGAAAGTTTGTTTAGTACCTGTATAGGTCTGACACCGCATGAAGTCATGAGCGACAAAGCTCATGGTCTCATCCTCCAAGGTGATGAGGTATTCAGTGCCGTCTTCGGAGAGAGTGACAGTAGCTATCTTACCACACGCCTGACTAATACCCAAAGAGCCAATTATCGCACGCATCTTGCTTACCAGCATCTCGAACACGATAAACTGTTCACGTACCCGGATAGAATCAATCTCAAGCATCCATTTGCCCTTCACGTACTCCCATATCTTCCAACCGTGCCCAGCAAATCCGGACATGAAGTCTTCCACCACCTCCGCAACCCATTCACCGGCCGCGTTCATCACCTGCCTACCCGTCTTCTTGGCAGAAGCAAGCATACCTACAATCTTAGCTGTACTTAATATTGCCATTTCAATAAATTTTTATTCATCATTACCCTCATTTTCAAGTATATCAATCTCTTCATAATGCTCCGGAAGATATTTAGAAGTCATATTCGTAAATTCGATCTGCATAAGCGCTCCAGTTAGTAGCAGCCTTGTAAGCTGCACCACTACCAATAGAGACGTATATCTTGCAATGATTGTTTGTGAAGGTATCATTTCCAAGCATCGGGGGAATTGCTGTTTTTATGAATAGTGATTCCATTGATGTACAGTTCCGAAATGCACTGTTCGATATTTGCGTTACTCCTCTGCCTATTACTATGCTTTTCAAAGAAGAACAGCCATTGAAGCAATCACCACCAATCTCGTAACATGTATCAGGAATATCACTGATTTCGGTTAGTGCTACACAATCCCTAAACGGGTCTCCATATAATATTTCAACTTTATCATTTAGTATGACCTTCTTTAGATTCGTACACCCCCTACATGTTCTTTGAGATACCTTCACTACATTGGTGCCAATTCCAAGGATTTCTATACTGGTATTTAAATAGAACATCTGATTACCTGTTTCCGTATTGCGATATCCCATATAGTATTCTTTAATATTAGTAAGTTGTGAAGGTGAACCTTCTATTGCATTCAGTTCTCTTAAATCAGCTATCTGAACTTTATTAGCATCAGAATATCTATCCCAATACAATTGTCTTTCAATAGCGGCTTCTTCGGCTGTCACATAGCCGTCATTGTCCGTATCGAAAACAGAAACGATAAAGGTTCTCGCGTACTTATCTGCAATATAAATTGCCGGTTCACCTTCCAAAATCAACTCTAATCTGTCAAAAGTATTCCTCAGGGAATTCACGAAGTCCTGATAATAGTTGGAATGGACAATTACCTTACCATCAAGAACCGGAATCGCTTCCTCTCCGGCCAGCCCTTCAGCAGACAAACCTTCATAGGTGCCGTCGGCCAGATTTGCAAGCATATTAAGAGCATCGGCAGAGTAATATTCCTCTTCAAATCCGACCGCACGAATGTGCTTCAGCACATGGTTAGTGCCTTGTGACTGCTGTGCCTCAATGATATCTGAAAGCAGCTGCACAGGCTTCAGCAAAGGACAATTCTCAATCAAAAAGTCGGTGATATTAACGGCACATTGGCCGATTCTCAAACCTTCTGTCGTCAACATTGGAAAGTTCCGGAAAGTGATGTATTTATTGTTAGCCGGGTACTCGATCACTTCAAGTCCTCCACCGTTCGGTAATTTTATCTGGCTCAGATTAGTTCCATCTGCATAAACCTCTCGAATGTTGATTATTGTGCTCAAATCAAGTGTACCCTGCAATGTGGCAATATTAGAAAGTAGAACCTTCTGCATACTACCGCAATCAGCAAGCGTAAGTCCTGTTATAGAGATTATTACGTTATCTGTCTTACTCCCAAGTATGAGTTCTGACAGACGTCTTCCGCGTACCACCATGGTACCGGAAACATTCTTTTTATGCCAGTCTCCAATACTCAATAACCAACTCGCCGCCTGAATCGCATTCTGTTGGTCGGCACTACCGCCAAGGTCGATAGTTATGCGACACGTCTCACCGGCTTTGGTACGTGTGCCCTGTACGATGGACGTACCATTTGCAATGGCCGGATACATATCGAAAGCCGGAGTGATGTCATAGTCTATCAAATCACCGGCAGCACGTACAATGATGGTGTCGGTACCATTGGCAGAGAATAAGCCATAATTATACTTACTCATAATATACATGATACGCTTCTTTATCCATGCCGTTTCTGCACTATAGAAATCACCATGAGATTGCGTAATAGGGTCGGTATCATTACTATAGGAATCATTATCATAAGCTATCTTGGCTATTTCATAACGCTTGGCATCAGCATTTACTAACGTAGCCGGGAAATATTCTTTTATTCCGAGGAAATACTTTTTATAGAAAGCATAAGCCTTGTCATAAGGAGTACCGGAAGACTGACCGCACAGTGCTTCCATTGCTGTGAACATCTTGCGCATTCCCGCAGTAATCTCAGCACTGAAAGCCTGTTCTAACAGATTCCAGAAAACAGAAGTCTCACCATTCCAAATCGGTTGGCCGTTGTCGTAATAATCATGCATCTCACACCAATAGGGTTTGCGATCCTGTCCCTGGTTATCAATAGGAAAGATGGTATCAGCATCATCCAGCCGCCAGCGCCACTTGCTTCCTGTCGTGCAGAAGCTATACGGATAAGTATTCTTCGCCCGCTGGTCGGTTCCGGCAGTGAACTCAACGAAATTATGGTGGAATACAGCATCATCAATGTCGAAGTATTCCGGCACAGTCGCCCGGAACAACTGCCCGCGTGAATTGATGAACAGCTCATTCAGTTGGTCGGATGTAAATGCGGACAGGTCGGATGCAAGGTATGCCGCCAACTGCGTTTTTAGATTGATCTGGCCGTTCCCAATGTCTGAAGGAATGAACTTTCCTTCTGCCGCCTCGTAATAATAGAGATTATAGAGGTTAGCATCACCGGACTTGGCAATCCAATACTCATAACCCGTACTGCGATATTCAGTTATGGCATTGTTCAGTTCGGCAAGTGTTCCCTTGAACGGTCTGATACGATTATTGCAGACATATACGGCATTATACGCATCTATCCACTTTTGAGCAGACAACGGTTCTGTTTCATCGGCGTTCAGTTCACCGGCATCGAAATCCCAACAGTTGGTATTGTTATATTGGAAAGCTTCTTCATCTGGATTATACGCCCAATACGATTTCTGCGTATTCCAAGGTACGCGGAAAAGCGCACCTAATGGAGCATTGTCCGAACCTTCTACGGATAGCAAGGCAGGGAAAGCTTCTGTGTCATAACCGAAACAAAGATCATCTCCTTTATCCGGACCGAACGTAAATTCTCCCATGCAGGTATATACTTCCTGACCTTCTTCATTGATAGACTTAGAGAATCCGATGAACGGTTCCTGATAAACAGCTACGCGTATCTGCGGATCGGTGATCATCGCCTCATTCTTCATACCAATCTCTTTGTATAGGTCATTGTAAGCGGCTACACTTCCGGCCTTGTGGTCCTGCATGGAACTCGCCCAATTCTTCTTAGCCGTCAGACGCCCGGACTTCGGCACACCGTCGAACATGAGTACTTTGTTTTTGTCTGTGGTCCCGTCGGCATACGTGGCAATAGAGTTTATCTTATTACCCTCAGCATCTTTCAATCCCTTCATCTTGAAGCGGATATTCCACTCCAGATATTTCTTTGATGAAGTTCCCTGGCCTTCCACCAACAGATTGGTGAGCGTGAAGTTCCTTTCCGGTTTATCCTTGAAGAAGACTTCCAGATTACCCGCCACGCCTGAAGGGTTATTCAGGTTAGGGAAAGGCTTATCAACCACGAATACATTGTATAGCATCTTCGTAGCATTGAAGTCAATATTCACACCTTCACCATCCAGCACTTGGTTGATACTCTTCTCTGTCTGTTTCTCATCGGTAGTCACAAGTTGATTGATATAATTCTTCTGTACGGCCTCAGAAGTCAGCGCCGAATCATATACACGCAACCCATACAGATATAAGTTGGCATAATCATTGCCCAGAACTATCTTGCCACTATTGCGAAAATAGTCATTGCTCTCATAAGCGTACTGCCGGTTCTTCTTTCCATTGATGTAAATGGCGACGATATTAAACCCTGCATTTCCGTAGGCATCAGGCATCACTACAACTGTCAAGCGCATACGTACACCGTTGTCAGTAGGGACATCCTGTGTGGTGCTATCATGTCGCGATTGGGAGAAGAAAGAGATATTCTCACCAGATACTTTCAGACCTACATTTCCCTCAGCGATAGTAATAATATTCTTGCTGGCATCCGAAGCATTCTCCACTTTGAAATCAACCTCAATAGTCTTTCCCCTGCGGGCCGCTTCCACAGCAAAAGGCTGATAATCTATCACGGCGGAGCTCCGGGCAAAGATTTTCAATACTTTAACGCCATCACCATCAGATACCCATCCGTCATTACCCCAGTTGAAGTTGTTCCAAGTGACAGGGATAACCGACTTATCCACTTCATTAACTATACTGCGGCTGTTAGACTGTGAGTTGCTACGTGTACGGGGATTAATATAGAGTGCAGCACCTGACGTAGCAGAATACCCCAGAGAATTATTCACATTCAGCGTAATCGGTTCAATCAGACTATTATTGTCGCTTGTCACGGATACAATGACATCAAAGTTAGCATCATCATCCGTATCAACCTCCATCGGATAAGTGAGAGTCTGTTTGGCATTCGTGGTAATGGAATCATTTTCGGAACTATACACCTCACTACCGCCCTTCATAATGGAGAATAAAGCATCAGTCAAGGCAGAAGCACCGTCATAGATCGCATAGTCAAACACGGTATTATCCTGCCAGTTGGTCAACTGTTCGGCAACATTATTTACACACATGAGCTTTATCGTTTCTCCGGCAGAAATACACATGATATTAATTGAAACCGCCTTTGTCTGGATGGTATTATCCGAATTGGACAAATAAAAGCTCACATTATACACACCAGTAGTTCCCGGATGCGGAAGCGTATAGATATAAGGAGTATCCAGATATACAGCCGTTCCAAGATTCTGAGTATAATTCTGGTTATAGTCTTCGCCGGTCACAGTAATATGCAGCGTTTTGCTGATATTGCCATTCACAATCATAGGTATAGCGATATCTCCGGCAAAAGCCGTCCACCAGGCAAAGTTCGGAGCACTGACACCCAGAGAGGTTAGCTGCACCGTATAAGTCACAGGAGCGGTAGTTTGATCCGTGTTTTCTCCCTTGATGGTAATCTTGATATTATTACTTCCACTTGTCAACCACTCGGCGACATCCTGTTTGATGGAGACATTGGAGGATATCTCCATCTGCTTTACAACAGTAAAGTCAACATACTTCGAGTTCTTCACCATGATGGTACAGAGTCCCAATTCTCCGGTCGGTTTATAAGGCTCGCTGATGTCATCCCGATACTGTGAGACGAAGGTAAAGTCAAGCACACATTCTTCACCATACTGTGCGGCAAAGCCGAGGGAATCCATGTTGTTACGTACATACACATTGTACATGGTCCCTGACCCGCCACCACCGATACTACTTGCAGGTAACAGCGACCATTCGGACTCACCTTTGAGTTTTACAATAACATAATCCTCTTTGTCATCCACTTCATCAGCGGCAGGCGCAACATTCATCAACCCTCCAAGGGTCATATCACCCGATGCTTCCGCCGGAGCAACTTCTACGATGGCGTCTTCATCCTCTTCGATAAGCGTGTCGATATCCTCTTCAAGCAAACAAGACATTAAAGAGGCCGGGGTGTTTTGTTTGGGAAGGCGCACAATAAAACCATTCTCCGCAGTTCCGCCTTTTTCAAAAGTGATGTGCTCCGCCGCTCTGTCCTTCTTGACTTTTGAGAGAAACAATTTCTCCAAGTTATCATTATTTTCGTTGATCTCCGCCATGACTCGCAATGCCGACATAATATCTGTGTCAAGCAGCTCATCAACTTCAGTGTCTCTCAAAAGCAAACGGGATATCAGTCTATCACTAACCTTTAATCCTTTGAGAAATGCTATAACTTCAGTAGCTTCATCCGGTTCGCTGTTAGACAACTTTTTCTTCAGCTCATTCAGCAGCTCTTCAAAGTTTACCTTTATCCTGTCAAAGTTCCTATCCAGCTTCAGGCGTACATCCCTACCGGTATCCTGCGCACCATTCCAGGGAACTATATTTTCGTACTTATTATCCATAATTATCTCAGCTCCAGTTCATGGCCGTTAAACTCCAACAACAGGGGTTGCCAGCACATTTCATAGTCCATTGTATCCAGGTCGATAAAATTCAGCATATAGTCCGCAAAGCGGTTATTCTCTTTCCGGCTCTGCTTGCGAAGCCGGGCACGTTCGATCTTCACAATACCGCCACTCTTCCGGCGTTCGTAGCTGTAGCTCATGAACGCGAAGGAAAAGCTCTCTCCTCGTTCACTACACCGTCTCATTTCATTTATAGCCTCGTATACTTCCATGTTGCAAAGGTATTATTCGGGGCACTTTTCAAAAAGGACATCTCAACGGCTCACATTTTTCTCTAACTGTTCCACCCTCTTAATACTATCACGCACTTTGCGAGCATCAACAATCAACTCCTTGTTACAAACCACCTGTAATAACCGGTTATTCTCTTTCATCAGTTCAACGAGTTGCTTCCATTGTTCCGGTGTAAGTCCGGAAGATGAGATATCGGAAGCTGCAAAAGAAGAACCTGAAGAATCTCCGGTATCCACAAAACCACCTGCATACTTTCCGCTGCGAGTTCTCACCTGCTCAAGTATCTGAGTTGTATTAATCATTCGGATCGTACCATTTTTCTGAGCCACATCGAACACATCCAAGAACTGGCGTACATGAGGATTCGCCACACTTTCATGATTGGCCACAAACTCATTTTTATGCACCGGTATCACTCCAGCCACATCATCCGGGTTACCGTTACGAGTATATCCCTCCACATACTCATCCGAATACCCTCCTGTCTTCAGTCCCTTTGCTTCATCACGTTGCTGCTTGGCAACGGCGATCTGAGCCGCACCGCTGGCGATGGCTGCCGCAGCTGCCACCGCTCCCAATGCCCGTCCCACGATGGGAATACCCGCCATAGCCTTGTATGCCTCCATAGCGGCAACAGCGGTGGTTGCAGTCACTTGAAGAACAGAAGCAGCAAACTGCTTATCGGCATACTTCTTCTTTACCTGATTGATCGCCTCTTCTTTCTCCTCCTCCAGCTTGGTAGTATCCTTACCCGCTTTCTTGGCCGCTTTGATTTCTTTGTCATACTTGCGGGTAACTTTACTTATCTCTGCATCCTGCAATGCACTGACTACCTGACTGGCCGCTGCCGCTGCCTGAGCGATAACATCAAATGTCGCTTTTGTCTTCTCCTCACGCAGTTGCTCCTGTTCTTCATTGATACGTGTCTTCTCTTCTTCATACTCCTGATAGGTAATGAGGTCCGCATCATACATGGCCTGAAGGATATTGTTTTTCTGCTCAAAATCAGAGGTATTATCAATCTTCTTATAACCGGATTCCCGTTGTTTTGCCTTGCCCTCTTCTTTGTCCTTGATATCCATGTCCAGCAACTTGTTATCAATGGAAGAAGTATCTTCGCCATAGGCAGCAAGCATATCCCTACGCTCCTCAAGATACTGCCGCTCCTGTTCCTTCAGCCGCTCCTGATAGTCAGCTTCAGTCTTGATATCCCCCTCCAGATAAGCCCTCTTGATATCTTGCACTTGCTCTTGATAGTCACCTTCTTGCTGTGCGAGGATATCACTCTGAGTGTTCTTATTTACCGCCTGCGTTGCCTGATAGAGCCTGTCAGCTTCAGCAATCATCTTATCATAAATTTGCCCCTGTATCTGCGACGTATCTTTACCATACTTTTCCAGCAAGGCCTTTCTGCTCAACAAGTATGTAGCTTCAGCCTTATATAATTCTTGCTGATATTCATCTTGCGTCAGCTTCTCATTCAGGAGTTCCTCTTTAAGGATATTCTGTTGCTCTTGATAGTGTTGCTGTAAAGCAGTCTCTTTGGCTTTAAGAGCTTTATCCATATTATCACCACAGGTACAAGGTTTATTACCACAAACCGGGCATTTATCATCGTCTCCATCGCCATCAGGAACAATCTTCTTAACGTTAGCCGGTCTGGAAGCTATCAATTTCTGTGTGTATAAATCCTTATACTCATTCTTCAGTCCTTCAAGTACCTTCCGCTCTTCTGCCAATTTGGTTCTGACATCTTCTCTTGCCATAGCCCCCATCAGAGAGTTATCTTTCAACGCAGGAGATTTTTCCAGTTCTTCAATAGCCTTGTATCTATCAAATAATTCCTTACGTAAGGTCTGAAGCTTGATATTAAGTAGCAAGGATTCATTTAATTTGTCCAGTTTTTCGGTTGATTCATTTATAACCTTACCTTCATCAGAAATTTGAGCTTTGTATTCAGGCATAATTTCTTGAAGTTTCAAGATGGCCGCTCTACGATCATCCAATGACTTGTTACTATTATGTATGACGTCCCATAAGTCCTTAACCTTATCTTTCTCTTTTTCATAGAGATTAGTAGCCTTTTCTTCAATCTTATTCAAAGTGGCCTGTAAATCGTATCTCTCACGTATGCTTTTATTCCATTTATAAGAGATACCGATAGCAGCAGTTATTGCAGAAAGCAATAAACCGAAAGGGCTTACATTCAATATAGACCAGAAAGCCTTCATTGCCGTTGCCGCTCCTTTCAGGCGGAAAGTCAATAACTCAACAACCGCACGATAAAGCATCGTACTGGCAGCAACCGCCTTTGTCGCCAAGTTGGTAGATGCCATTTGCACAGCGAAACGTTTTAGCGCCTTTACATCTCCAGCAAGCGCATCATTCAGCGCAATGGAAGCCAATTTATAAGCTCCCATTGCAATAGTGGAGATCTTAGTAATGGTATTAACGACTGCATGAGCAGCGGCAAGAACCTTTAATCTTCCTGTATAAGCTGCTATGACTAATGACACCGTAAGTATAGTACTACCGTATTGAGTCAGAATAGTAATAAGTGCACTCAGTCCTTTCACCGTCAGGCTACCAGTAGTTATCATGTATCTCATCACCGGTTGCAACTTCTCCCCCAGCTCTACCCGCACATCCTTGAAGTTCTTTTTCGCCTTATCCAGTCCTGCTTGTACCGTATTGTTTTGCACATTAAATTCATTGATAATACTTGTGCCATCACGGTACGCATCATTCGCCAATTTCTGTGCATCCCGGATATCATCAATCTTCCCCGCCATGGTGCTGATGACTCCCGATGCACGCACACCATCCAGCCCCATCTCTTTGAACATAGGTGCCAGTTGATCCAGTCCACCCTTCTTATTCAAAGTATCCAAGAACTGGAGCATCGCTTCATTCGCATCTTTTTTGATTAGGGAAGTAAACTCTTCAACACTCTGTCCTGCAATCTTTGCAAACTTCTCCGGTGTCTGGAACATCTTCATCATCAATGTCTGGAAAGCAGTAGCCGCCATCTCCTGTTGCTGCATATTCTGATCGAGTACAGAAGCATATCCGAGGATATCCCCCTGAGCTACTTTCGCCTGATTTGCCGCACCTGCAACGCGGGCGGTAAAGGCAACTAAGTACGCTTCGGCTGCGGATGAATTTTGAGCTACCTCATTGATGGCGGAACCTGTGGCCAACATCGCTCCCCGGAGTCCCAGTTTCTCATCCTCACCGAACATCTGTGCCAACTTACCGATATTCTTTACCGCATCTTCGCCAAGATCCTCACCCAATGCCACATTGATTTTATCGGCAGCATCTACAAACTCCAAGACATCTTTTTTAGCAGTAATGCCCAAACGACCGGCATCTCCGGCCAGCGCATTTAGTTTTTCTCTCGGAGTCCGGGTATCCATCTGCTTGAATTCCTCATTCAAGCCTTTCACTTCTTCAGCTGTCATCCCGGTATACTTACGCACCTGGCTCTCCGCTTCCTGCATCTCCGCAAACTCATCCACACACTTACGCGCAGTCATCGCCACACCGGTAAGCGAAGCGATGGCCCCCGCACCAATGGCCGCATACTTGTTGAATCCGTCTGCCATCTTTGAGAGGGAAAACTTTGTATCACGTGCCTGCACCTCCAGTTCCTTCATCCGCTGTTTGGTCAGCATATAGTCAGCCCGCAGAGTTTTCCATTTTTCAGTGCCAGGAGTAGCATTATCCATCTGAGCTTTCAGGGATCGTGCTCCTTTACGAAGTTCATTATAGCTTAACGATGTCAGTCCTGCCTCTTTACGTGTCGCATAGAGCGACTTATTGAGTTTATCCTGTTGCTTCTCCAGTTCTTTATACGCTGCCGAATCCTTCTTGCCATCAGCTTCCAGCTTCTGCATTTCTTCACGTACTTTCGCAATCTGTTCCCGCGTCTCATCGAACTTCGCTTTAGCTTCCGAATTATCTATCCGGATGGCAACTCTGAAATCATTGATACTTATAGCCATACCTATTGAATTTATATCGCAAAAGTACCCCGCCACCATGCCTTGAAAAAGGACATAAAAAAAGTCCGGTTATTCATCACGAACCACCGAACTTAAACTATTGAACAAAAAAATCAATCATCTAACCAACGCCCATTATCCAGCCACACACCACCGTCCCGCCATTTGCCGTCTGTTAGTATCCAACGGGCATCCGCTTCCGTATCACTGATGTGAATCGGATAAAAAGTACCCGTCCATGCTCCCTTTCGCCCGGAAATATCCAAAGTAAATTCCATCTCTTTACAGATATACCGTTTATTACGAATTTCAAACACTGACCGAGTGTCATAGACGTTCGGATCATGCGTTTCGATTTTCACTCCCTTAGTATAGTCAATATCATAACCACCTTGATACAACAGCTTGTCAAGTGTAACAAAACGAAGCGAGGCACCTTCGGCGTTGGTTTTATAAAGCGTCTGACTCCTATCGGATATAAGATTTAGAGTATATTCGTCAACGTAAGGAACCGGATACATCATCTGTACCCCACTGTTAACCACCAGATACGACATTTTCGTATAAAATGCTAAAGATATTGTCTTTTTGGACTCAGACGGCTGTGATGAGTTATTCTGTATCATCTCTATTAGCGTCTCTTGTGTCGTGTCTGTTTTATCGGCACCGATAATCACCGGCAGATAATACCTATAAACAGTAGTCTCTCTCACGCCATACGAGTTGATTTCTACCGTCGTGTATGCCGCCGGAACAATCTCCAGTTCCACCGTATTTGTAGCTTCTTCACGTTCCAAACCGGCAAAGTGATTCACCATAGTATAAGAAAGTGTGTTGGATTCACCACCAGCCACAAGAGACATATATTCCCTGCCATCCTTTTCGTCCTTATATATGGTATCTGTCCGTTTGTGCGATGACATAGAAAACCATGCCGCTATCCTCGGAGCACGACCGTCGGAACCTTCAAAATCTTCAGGAATAGTGTCATATAAAGCCTTGTTTTTGACTGCCTCGGACAAGGACGCCCATCTCCAGAAATCACAATCGTCAAATTTATATTTAACATTAGACACAACGGGATCATCTACATCGTTGTCTTCGTCTTTCTCCACCTCATAAACATCTGTCACTTGCCGCACATGGGCCGACTGACATCCTGCAAAAAAAGAGGCATTGAGTGCTATCCGCACAGTACGATATCTGTTGTCAACCAGGAATGTTACATTAAACAACTTTTCTATCTCACTAAAAAAGTCACTGACCGACCATCCCGGAAGCATTTTGCACCATTCGTCAGTACACTCAGTGTGGCAAATGTACAAGTTCTTAAAAATAGTATCCGTCAGTTGGTTATACTCAAGACTATAACCCAATACCCGAATTAAATCTTCAATATAACACATCAGGTAGGGCTGAGGAGTTACATAGAAAAAATCATCTGTTGCCGGATTACCGGTGCTGGATATGCCAGCCCTCGAATCCATGCACCATTTGTTGTGTATCTCTCCCGTTGCGTCGTCTTTCACCGGTGCCAGGCAATAGTCCACGTCAGGATAGCTTTTCTGTATATATTTCAAATAATCGGGACTACCTGATACCGTATCACCGTCAAACCCAGGAACGGTTTTCCTCATCTTCAAAAATGAAATCTGAAGGTCGCCGCCAATGAAGTAATTCAGTTCTGAATTTCCGCTTGCAATTTGCAAAGACACTGTTTCATCTGTCCATCCCGTTATCACCTCTGTTCCGTTGCAATACACCCGGTTGTCAGCCATCAGTATAGCAGGACGCTTTTCCTCTATTTCCTGAATTGAATTCAGCCTGTTCAAATGCTTATACAGCTCCGCATTAATCGGATTGGTCAACGGCAAGGTGATATCATACGTGTATTCTCCATTCTTGGTAACAAAAGAGTTTTCACGCTTCACCTGGACACTGAAATCTTTTGGCAGCACTACCGAAACCCCATCAATAAACAGTTCAGTCATAATCCGTCAATTTAAGTCCTATACTCAGCCCGTTGAATCCGCCGAATACGTCATACTCCCATTCTGTATTAATATCCTCACCACCGGATATCTCTCCACAAACAAAGTCCATGTCTCGAATTTCGTCTTTCAGTATGCACATCACATCCTGCATCCTGGCATAGTGAGTTATCTCATCTTCATCCGTCTCATCACCTGCCGGAACTTTCTCCAGCAGGAAAAGCAGCAAGCGATTATCTTCCTTGTAATTATCAACACTCCCCTTTGACTCCGCATCCGGAAAGTTTGCACACAGGAAGAATCCGGCTTGATCTCTCAGTTTTTTCGTCAGATGCTTGTCACTGACTGCAAGTATCACGCCGTCAATTTTCATTTCACTCCGCTTGTTGGTCCTGGCTCTCAGTTCTGCCAGTATTTCGCGGTATTTCAGAATATTAATCATACCTGTATCAGATTATTTTGTTCCGGGTCCGCCATGCGGAAAGTGAACTCAACCGCTTTCAGCACACTTCTACGCAACTCACGTTCATATTTTTGTTTTGTTATCAGGATGGGAAGCCATTCCCCATCCACAAGAATATCCGCCTCCTGAGCATTCATAAGATTATGCCATAACTTATAATCACTCTGAAGCATAATGATTCCACTATTGGCCGTATATTCATCCGCCACCTTCACGGCAAATTTACGATCCACACCAAACATGGATGCCGTATCATCTTCATTTTTACCATTGATAGATATCCCTCCAACAGCGGATAACGTCTCCGGCATATCATACACATTCTTATAGCGGAAACACCAGATATCCAGATACCGGGTCTTATCAATCAGGAACTCATACCTGTTATTATTGCAGTTGACAACATACCGCTCCAAATTCAAATCAGGGAACAGTCCTTTTATCCGTTCCGGACTCACCTCCAGAGTCATCGGAGCAACTGTATCTCCGCTGTCTATTCTCAGTAACAAAGCATCAGTATTGCTGCCATCAGAGGCATACCCTGTCACTGTCACTTGTGCGCCCCGCCCCATTACCATGCTGACATACTCCTTGCACCCATCGCGGGTAACTTTTCGATTCACCTCACTCAACCAGCCAGGCGCATCCGCATCCTTCTTCGTCTGCATGCGGCTGAACATCACGAAGCTCTGCCCATCCTGAACACCATTTATCAGAAACGTGAATGTACCCGCAGCATCGGTCTGCCAGCTTGTTTCTCCGGCACACCAGACACCCCACAACGCCAGCTCACAAAACTTCCCCAACTTCCGGACGCGCACCTGGTTGTTCGCATCAGGAACATACTCTTCATCCAATATCGTTTTACCGCCATACTTCACAGCAAACGTTATTGTAACATCGGTATCAATGATGTAGTCCCGCATTGTCGCACAGAACTCTTTCTCCCTCGGTCGCTGCAATACATTCATAACCTGCAATATTTATTGCGCCTGTCATTCTTAGGCAACAGTTCGTATTCCGTCGGTCCGCCATCACGCGCCAGCTTCATCTCATTCACCCAGGTAGTGGCATCATCCGCCATCCATCCGGCCACTCTCTCCACATCCTTCAGAGATGCCGGTTCACTCTCGCCCATTCCGTTCTCCGTCATAAACCTGCGGATCACCCCGCCAGGAATGGCACTTAGTGACAACCGGCGTAATGCCATGCTCATGGCCAGCAGTGCCACAGCCTTGCAAGCGGCAAAATGAGCATCCGTTTCCGGCACATTCTTTTCCTTCAGTAAGTCATCCCATCCACTACCGTAAGCACGCTTCACCGTCAACATCTGCGCCTCACGGATGAACGATACCAGCATCAGGTACATCCGTTCGCTCCGTTCGATGGGAAAGTAGCTGTCGAACGCTTCACCGTTCCGTATAATAAGCGTCTGAGACAGCTTGTATGAAGCCGTTTCCGTCCACTCCTTCAGCTGCTCTTTATTCAGGTACCGGATGAGAGCATCCACCGCCTTATAATATTCCTCCAGGTGCAGCGCGTCATCCCGATCCAGCTGCCACTCCCACGGAAGTTTCTCACTTCCATCAGTGGAAATTTTGAATTTCCGGCCGTCATCCTCATGACTGAGATCATTCTTCCGGTACATCCGGAGCGTAGCAAGGATGGCAATCGGACGCTGCACCTTACGCACCAGTTCCGCGTCTGCATCTTCGCCGGGGTCAGCATAGTATTTCCCAGCCAGATTCATCACGGCATCCCCTACCAATGCCGCCAGTTCTTCAGCGGCCAATTCTATCTCACCGGCAATCTTATCGAACTTATTGTTCGCATAATAATTGCCCGTCAACTCCCGCAATTCCTGCGCACCCCTGTTCTCCTTGTTGAAAATCATAGCTGCTATTTTTTTAAGTTTCGCATCATTTCGTCTGCCCGCTGTTTATCATCAAGCAACTTCATCATGACACGCAGCAACTGCGTGTCATCCGTAGCATCCACATTGCCGAAAACACCGCTTTCGGCAACCGAATACAGTACGCTGTTCATCCCCAAGTTCTGGATTATACTTGGTTGATCCTCCGAACTCTTCCGGTGCCGTTCAAAAACAGGTGCAAAGCAAACCTCCACCCCTTCAATGATGAACGTCCCAGTAAACAGGTAATCACAGAAGTAAGCAAACCAGGCATAAATTCCCCATTGAATCCACTCCGGCATATCGCGCACCAGTCCCATATACCGCCCCATATATTGCGGCCGGAACGGTTCACGCAATGCGCACCCTTTTTCTTTGACCGGTTTCCGGTAAAGAATGGCACACAACGCCCGCAAATCTACCGGGTTCTGCGTTGCATTGTATTGATTCATCACGGCAGCCGCCTGACGGAACTCACCGAATGTCAGGTCAGCACCATGACTGGCAGGGCCTTGCAGGGACCGCCACTTCGGAAGAAGGTTCACCGTACAGTCATACGTCAACTGAGCTTCAGTTACCGCAACGCCATCCAGTCCGGTATCTTCACCTATCATCCACATCCAGTCCAGCGTATCAGCCAAGCCATCAACCATTAGCATATCATCTACTCCCCCAAGGCGATATCCCCGGTTCTTCAGCACATACGCGCACCAGTCACGCTTCACATCGCGAAGGCTGATACCGGATTTCTTCATCAATTTATCCCGGATTTTCAATAAATGGAGCCACTCCAGCGGCTTCACCTCTTCCCAGCAATCGGGAAATTCAATGTCTTTTTTCTGTTCCATAGCAATTTACACTTGATTAGTCGAGCGATCAGGCGCCGACACATTATCTTCTTTGTTAATCACCTTCCGGTAAATACCGAGGAAAATCCCCTTCTTATTCGGGAAGTTAATGCGGATGGCATCATTGATGGCCTCCAGCGCGATTTCTTCAGGAATCTGCGTGTCAGCACCGTAGAATATCTTCAGGGCGTAAAGCATCTGGCTGCCGCTGTCACTCTTCCCATCTATAATGATATTGGCCAGTGCCGGAGACAAGCCGAAACCAGATGTGGTCGAGCTGTCCGCAATGCGTGATATCTTCGCCTGAGCCTCAATGTACTTGTCTATATTCATCTCGATAGGCTCAATCTTCCAGCTCTGCACATGCCCCAGCTCATCCAAAAAGTCCACACACGAAAAGAATTTTCCGGCATTCTTCTGCCCCGCCATCACGTTCGCAATGGTCTTTGTCACTTCATCCCGCAGACGTTCTATTTCCTTGTAAACCTGCGCATCCGTCCATTCCTGATTCATCTCCCGTATCTGTTGTTCTTTTTGCGTCCAATACTCCTGCGGACTATGCACCACATACGCCGCCGCAATCATATTCTCATTCAGATGCCGGATAATCTCCGGAAGATTATTCGCATTCTCCAGCCAGGGCACCGACCCGTAAAAACATGATATCGCATACATATTCCGCCCGAAACTGCGCATACAGTGATACTTCACCGCTGTCTCATATTTCGACGGCTGCCACTTATCGAAAGCCGGATACTTCAGGAAACTGCGGCTCCGGTAACTGTCAAAGTCACCGGTCAGATACGCCGTCACGTCTTCCAGACGTCGGCTGTCATTCTCCGGCCATACCAGCCGACACTCACCGCTATGCAGACACTCCAGCCTGTTCACCCATGGGCGCCCAATGCGCACTCCCTTACCCATATAATACTTGGTGAACTGCCCGTTCATGTGCGTATATTCCACCAGCACATCCCGGATATACTTCCGGTAATCCCAGCTATCCAGCCACTCCTGTATCTCATCATCCACCAGCCACTCCTGCACCCGTTCATTCTCCATAATATTCACCCGATAAAGCAACGGGCCTTGTCCATATAACAATCCCATTTTCCTGTCCAAGATACCGGGTCCCAGGTTATTTTTCTCCAGCAAATTCCGGATAGCATTCGGCATATTGTTGTCAGGCCCCCAAGGCACAACACGGACACCCGCCACATTCGTCGGATCACCGTCCCAGTTCTTCGAATCGCCATTGAAGAACTGGCTCATCTCCTGGCTCCAGTTCATGTTAATGGCATACTGGCCGGCCACCGTATCAACAAAGTTGAAATGCCCTATTTTCTTTTTAATATCTCCCATAACTATCTATTGATAAATATTCTCGTAGTATTCACCAGAAGCGTCCCGCAATACTCTCTCACAATCTCAACCAGTTCCGGAATCGCCTGTTCTATTATCGGATTGAACCACGGTATCGGATTCCTGTTCCACTCCTTATTACTCTTTTTCGTCAGTACACGTGTGCCGCCCTCCATATTATATCCCCGGCCTACTCCCAGATGAATGTAAATACCCTCAGGCCTAAAACCGAATCCGATACTGGTTACTTCCTCTCCAGCAACAATCGGTTTGCCGTAATGACGGTAATTCTGTTTCAGTGATCCGGATAACTTTTTGTCATTCGCAACTAATTCTCGTATTGAGAGCTTCAGCACCGCATTCACCTTGTTGCCCCAATCCTGTACCCGCGCATTAAACAAAGCCACAGCCTCTTTATCCTGTTGCCGCTCCCATTGCTGCGTTATACCGGTATCACCTTCAATGATGACATCCAGCGGGTACCGTTCACCGCCCAGCTGGTTAGCTTTGCCCCTCCAACTGTTCCGGTTCTTCTCCATTGCCAATCTTTCTCCATGCGATCCCATGCTGCAAAGGTACCCGAAACGCTTTCCACGAAAAAGGACATAAAAAATCCCCGACAAACTGAAGCCTATCGGGGATTTCATCATATTCAAAGGTTATACAACTTCAAATCCAGTCACAGAATTATATTTGCACATCTTCACATGCCCTACTTTCCTATATTCATTAGGCACAGAGCCATAATTCACCCAGATAGTAATAGGCTCACCCTGCATGAGAGGTTGTTTTGAAGCAACCAGTTTCATCTCCATATTGAAATACAGGGAATGGCAAAACTTAACAAGCCCCTGTTTAGAAAATGTATGCCAAAGCAAATAATGTACCTCTACATATCTCGTCTCCGGTTTAAACATGACAATCCCTTTATCTATAAGATAATTCATACCATGGATATTGCTAACAGCATCCTTCAGTTCCTTTGCTAATTTTCCATTCGTTTTCATACCTACAAAAATACAAAAAATCAAGCAATCTTATTCTTTGAAATATAGATTTCTTCACTCATTTCTCCATGTTCCAAAGCCTTTATATCTTGCCAGTTATAAGAGACACGTTCACCAGTACTCAACCGAACTTCATCAGGTTTCATTCCCATTTCTGAATGTATTTCTTTAGCCACAGCAATGGCAGCCCTCAAACCATTTGTCGGAAGGGTATAAATTAGCATATCATTCATTGCACACTTCCTTTCTCCTTCTGAGGAACAAGGTCCCTGATGATACCAGCCACAATTCGTAAATCACTAATATCAGAGATAAGTTTATCTGCATCCACATCGCCCCCTATCTTCAAGTCAAGAATAGTGCCTATAGCCCTATCAATAGCCTCGCACAAGTCGCTACCGCCACCCTCTTGAATACCTGCCAGTGTCTTGCTCACCAAAGTTGTTAACACAACGTTATTTACTTCTGCAATCATTCCGCACCTCCTTTCCGGCACTTCTTTGCCTTATAAACGCACAATGCGGTAACAGCGAATAGGGGAGGAAAGATAAACCCGATACAAGTAGAGAGAATCGCACCGAAGTACCAGCGGTCAGAGGCACTGCGAAGTTCGCAGTCAGGAGCCAAGCTACGATAGTAGCGGCGTTGCAGGTCAGAAACTTGCTCAGTAAGAGCGTTGACGGATTCGCCCACGGCAGGAATGCCGGAAGCAGGCACATTGAGAGTGCCGGATACTTGATTTTTCATAACTACGATTTGTTTGACGTTTAGGCAGAAAAACGGCTGCCAGTTCCCGTGTCGTCAAACAAATCGTAGATTTACGCCGAAGGCAAAATCACAATCGGGAAGGCAGCCGCCATTTTATATAGACCATTTTCCTGACGTCAGGAAAACGATACGTATGGGCATAAAAAAAGCCCATCTAATTTCGTGAGCATTATACGATGCACATCGACGTACTTACATACGATTTGTTTGACTCTGCAAATATGAGGATAATATTTGGAAGTGCAAAAAGAAAAACATAAAATCTTCCAATATTCACCACGAACAGCACAACAAATTACTATATATTTACTAAATATCAAAAAATAGTTCGCTTAACTATTTGATTATCAATTATTTATATTACATTTGCCACATGTTTATCTTTTATTAATCCAAACATTATCAAACATGGAAACAAAAATTTGCGTATTTGAAGAAAATCCAATCACTTTTGCATTGGAAAAAAACAACGGTATGATGATTAACGCCACTGAAATGGCAAAGCCGTTCGGGAAAAAGGTAGAAGCATTCATGAGAAATGAGAACACTGTCGAATTTGTTAACGAAGCTTTAAAAAGCGAGAATTCTCGCTTTTTAGGCATCGAGAATGAAAGCGATTTAATTCACTCCAGACAAAAATCCGGTACTTGGATGCACCGCATTTTGGCACTTAAATTTGCCGCCTGGTTAAACCCCTCCTTTGAACTTTGGGTTTATTCCACTATTGAGAACCTCCTTTTCGGAAAACACGTTCAACGTGAGCAATCATTTGAACGTACCCTGAAATTTCAGAAAGAACTGGATGAATTGAAAGACAAGCCCCAGAAATCCGGCGAAGACTTTGAGCGATATCTGGAACTTGACAGAGCCTTGAAGCATGAAAAGGCAGTACGCAAATCCCTGACATCAGAAGCTGTCACCGGGATGCGTTCATTATTCAGTGAAGATGAATAAGAATTAAAAAATAAAAGCGGAGCTAAAAACTCCGCTTTTATTTTTTATCATTACCAATCATCATTCGTATCAAGTATCTTGCTTTTGCCGGAAGTAGCATCAGACAATGACATAATAATAGCCATAAACTCCATTTTGCTTTTTATCTTCAAATCCGGCCATGTTTTGGTCCACCTTTTATCCTGCAATCCTTTCTCCTTAAACTTCTCCCTATCAGTTATAAGACCGAAACTCCAAGTTTTTTTATACTGCAAATCACTTGTTTCATGGATAAAGTCACCTACAGTAACTTTATAACGTTCATCTCTCACTTGGATTTTCAAAGTGTAAGTAACCCATCCATCAATATACCTATAAGTCATTCCCCCAGGAGCAGTATATTTAAAAGCCCCTTTACATATCAATATCCCATTCTGAGGATCATCCATTTGAATTACAGCATTAGCGGAATTATAAGTTATGGCTGCCCATGCTTTTATCATAGGATATAATTCCGCTACATTCTTACCCTGCGCCTGAATTACACTATCACACTGTATAGGATTACCTTGCGCCATCACATTCATACTGGCAAACATCATTATCAAAAACAAAATATTCTTCATACTATCAGATATTTAATTAAACATGCACAAATGTAACATTTTTCCGTACACATTCACTTTTAAAACACACAAAAGAGGCCTTCACAATGGAAGACCTCTGAAAAAAACTCCAAAAAGTGGTGTCAAACAACAAATCAGAGTGTTACCGATAATAATTCTTTCGCAAATGAATGAAGTCCGCTGCAAATACGTTCCGCCTGTTGTCTGCGAGGTATAGAACGATGATTCAAGTAATTAGAAAGCTGCTTTTGATTGATACCTGTAATCTTCTCCATACCAGCTAAAGAAAGAAACTTTGAATAATATTCCAAAAAACTCGCTACGTCCAACTTAAATTCAATTTCATACTCGCCTTTGATTTGCTCCGGCCATTGTTCTACAGGTAAATTCGTCTTAATCAATCTAATCGCCTCATGAATATCATCCTTTACAGCCTGTATGCTGTCACCAGCGCCATAGATACCGTCACAATTATCCGAATATCCGTCGTAAAAATCCTTGCTTTTCTCAATCACTACAATAATTTTTTCCATAATCCTACCCTTTCTTTTTTAGAAAGTACGGAAATCAAAGCCCGTACTTCTTGATTAATTTATTAGCTAACCCCTTCCCCATTTCTTTAGCCCCATGAAAAGGAACGGGCTCCGTTAATTCACCTTTTTCATTCCTATAAAAGTAATGGCTTCCTTCCGCATGGTCGAACTTCCATCCCTTCTTAATGAACATCCGGTGTAATTCTGTACTTTTCAT